TCAGTTCTTGCGATTACTAGCGACCTTGCTCTGTTAAATGCAGGATCATTTAAAGTTTCCTCAAATAACTTGGCCTGATCTCGTCTGGACAAATTTTGTCCTAAAACATATTCTAATAATGTTTTAATCTTATCGGAAGTAGTTATGTCAATACCTGCAATCTTTGTGCCTCCGATAAGCCTAAAATAGTTTACCATTTCAATATACCAATCGGCATTAAAGAAATCTATGATGTAATCCTTTTGGGTTTTCGGTACTGAATTACGAATCCAATCATAGGAGAAGGTTGCAGATGATACTCCGACCTTTGTGTATATCTTTTCTAAGCCATCGTACAAAGGTTTTTGCTGGACTAGGAATTGAATGTATAATTCCATATTATCGAAATTATCCTCATTGACAAAATCCGATACTACCTTTGTTTGCTCATCCAATGCTTTCTTGATAATGGGATAAGCATAACGCTCATACTCGCTATGTAGTTTTAAATAGGTCTTATGATATTTAACACTACTTGCCATTGATTGTAGCATTATTATAGGCCTGATCTAGTGATAGATCCTCAATAGGCACTAAGTTAGCCGGAACGTAAACCTTGCCCATTTCCGTAGTGCTTAGCTTATCGTAGCCTTGTGCGATTCGCTTTTCATCTGGAGTAATCCAGTAAGACTGATTAAGCCACGCGGTTAGCTTGGCCATATCCTCCTGCATTTCAGGATAGGAGCTAAAGTCAAAATCAAAGTAATACTTTTTGCCGTACACCTTTGCGTATGGCTCGCAAACAAATTTGTTTATTGCATCCCTGATCTTGCGAGATAGCGGAGCGGTTGCGTTGTATATTAACTGCTTTGATGCCCATCCCATATTATTATCAGTAGATGCCGCCTCACTACCTGAAAACTGGATAGGAACGTGAAAGGCTGCATAAATCTTTCTAGTATCTATATTTAGGCTTTCAATCAGTTGCAAGTCAGTAGATGGCATTCCTATCTGTGTCCACTTCAAAGGACCTGATGATGGGAATATTCTATCCATTAAGGTTTCGCCTTTCTTGGCCTCCATGAATTTTTCTTTAAGTAAATTCATTTGATCCTTTGTCAAAGTTGCACCAGCACCATCCGGAGATATAAAGCCATAAGCACCGCCATTCCTAATCTGCTTTAGCAATTCGTTATCGCCCTCATTCTCTTTTAGCACATTACGGTAAATAGCTTTGATAGGTGACTGTCCATAAAGTTGCGCACCAGTCAGAGTAAAGTCAGGATTAAACGATTTAAAGTGAGCAACTTGATTTGCCGGGATTGGCACTTCTGTCATGTAAACCGACCGCATCTGATAGCCTTTAATTGGCTCAAACATTCCGCCTGATATTATCTCAATGAATTGGCTAGGCAAAGCATAAAGTTGTGACCATATCTGTTTCTCGGTCATGTTCTCATCTTTACCATTTCCAAAGATATATCCATCGCCAGAGCAAAGGAAAAACCCAGCTAAATCGCTCATCCATTCCTCATACGTTTGCTGGGGATTAGGTTTAGCAAGCATATCAAGAATAGGGTTGCTTTCTAGCTGATTAAATATCTGCTCTTTAAGTTGCAAAGTCCGCATCTTAGCGGTTGCACCCTCTGCCATTGACATATTCTCGTAAACCTTTAAATCCTTTTTCGTTACGCCTTCTTTGACTTCATATAAGCAATAAGCGCACTCCGCAATCTTCTTAGTAATAATATCAATGCAAGTGTAAACATCGGCGTTTTTCTTAAATCCTTCCTCTACGAATTTTACTTTGTCCTCAAAATCTACTATTACCTGATTGTTACCAATCCAGCCAAAAACGTTTTGATTGTAGAGATTAGCGGTTATCTGTTGTTGAAGTCCAGGCATTAAAGCCTCTAATTGACTATTTGCTGCCTTTTCAATATCAGCCTTAAAGATTTTAGAAAATACGCCCATTGTTAATTCCAATCAAATGAATACTCTTGTTTAATTTTAGATGCCAGCTTATTTAAAGCTACATATCGTAACGGATCTATTAAATGGTTAAATGCATCTATTGGCTCGTTCAGCATTTTGCCAGTCTTATCTTTTTTCCAAATATAACTAAATAATTCTTTTTTAAAGTTATGACTATTCGCGGTAATATTTATTTTATATCTTTTAAGAATGTCAATGCCTTGCTTAATACTATCAGGACCTTTAATCGCACCATGAATATTAAATCCTTCCGCATAGATTTCTTGAATAGATTTAGGCTCTGCTGAATCCGCTATAATCTCCTGATCTTCCGTTACGCCAAACTCGCGGAGCTTACGGCATATATCCATATTGGTTAGTCTAGTTTCATAGCACATCTCATTCACCCATAACTCACCAGATAGTTTATAAACCTCAATGATGCCTGTCGGATCATTCGTAAATCCAAAGTCAATGCCATAGCTTATCAATTCAGCACCAGCCGGGATAGCCTCACATATTGCCCAGTTACGGAATATAACTCCTTCAATCTTGCCAGTCAATCCTCTAGCGTACACGCGCCATAGCTCTAGGTCTAAGTCTTTGATATCCTCAATCCTTTGGTGATCTTCTTGCGATAGGAAAGGATTATGCCTATGATCTGATATTATCAGCTTAGTATCCGGTAAACCTATAAGTTTACTATGCGCCCAAAATTCATTAGTAGGGTTGTAATCTAAATAAACCTGGTTCCTAGTCCTGATTGACAACTGCCAGTATATTTGATAACTTAGACCATTTGCCTCATTCACAAATAAATAGTCACGCTTACCATTCTTAGCAGATTGCTCATTTTCGAATGATACGAACTCAATCAAAGATCCATTCTTAAAATAGATAATCCTTTCAGTTTTATTCCAGAATTTTAACTGTGATTGCAAATACTTATTATCTGAAAAGATATTCTCCGCATCCCGGTAAGCACCCTTGCGAAGGTTAGGTAATGATTCACCTGCAACAGTTATGACTGATCTAGCCTCTGTAACTGCCCGGTAATATAACAGTTGCATAATAGAGTAGGTTTTACTAGAAGCCGTTCCACCTTGATTGATTAGGACCTTCTCTTTAGCCTGATAATTCTCATAAAATACTGGAGAGCATTTAAACATTATCTATTTCGTTTTCAGTACTTGCTAATGGAGGAGCTTGGTTGTAAATTACTGGAGCTGGGATGGATAGCAATAAATCGCCATCAACTGAAACCTCTTGCCTAGGTTTACTCCATCGGTATTCCATAAACATCTTAAGAGCTGCCATATCGCCCTCCTCTAATTTATTATTTAGCAATGCTAAAGCTAAATCATCCATTGGTGATAGCCTTGCAATTAATGCTATCTCATCTGTTTTAGGTTTTCTACCTGCATTCTCCCTTGCTCCGCCTCTATTTTCCATTTTGATATAATTTGAATATTCAATTAAACAAATGTACAAAAATCTGATAACTTCCTAATTTTGGTATAATCAGGATTAAACTCACAATCATTCAAAGTATCTATCCTTTGTTTGATGCAGGAGATAAAAATGGCGCGCCTTGCCTCTGGGATTCTTGAAAGTTCCATGATTTCAGATGGTTTAAGGTTGTCAATGATTGACCACGATTTGACTAGATCGCTATCTAGGATTAATTCAGTTTGATTGTGTTTCATGTTTTTTACGTTTTTTTACACTTTTTTACAGGTTTTTTACAACTTTTTTACACCCAAAAACCAACTTTAAATACTATTAAAACTATATTATTATATTTTGTAAAAAAGTAAATAATAATAATAGTAAAAAGTAGAGAGATTTTTTTTTTTTCATTTATTTTTTATACTAACTTTTTAATGCTTAAAGTTTTTTACATTTTTTAACTGCTTGATTATCAGAACTCTAAAAATTCTGATTCTAAAATGTTTTTTACAAAGTCGGTAAAATGTATCTTTTTAAAGGTGAAAGGCGTTCCAATGTGCATAGTTAGATTCTCATTAAATGGTGAATAGCGTTTAATTTTATCCGGTGTTAGCTTAAATTCATTTTTCAATACTTTACGGATATAATTTGCTGAAATAGAATTATCCTTGCTAAAAAACCTATTTTTTATATCTAGTGGTGTAGCTTGAAACTCCTCTATAAGTTCATTATTGTTAAAATAATCCTCAAATATAATTTCAAGTTCTTTATACAATCCGCTTTTGCTTTCCTCTTTGACTATCTTTAAAGCATCGGATTTAATTTCATCCACAGTGAACACCATTCGAGATAATGAAAAATCTATATCTGGCAGTTGAGTAAGGTACTTTAGAAACTTAGGTATTTCGTTAAATAATAGGGTTTCAATTTGTGTATTTAGCTTTTTGATAGTAGGAACTTTCAATACAAAAAATCTGATTTCCTCATTATCAATTTTCATAAAGTCAGTTTCCTTATTTGTGCAAAGAATAACCTTGCCATAAAAAGGTATTGAGTATTCAGAAACAAACTTTTGAGATACTGAAATTGTTTTAGCCGTAGCTATGCTTTTTAGCTTCTCTACAGTAGCTTGTTTCTCTGCAACCGCCTCATCTATGAGTATAATATTTTTAGTGGCGTAAATCGAATTAAAACCTCTTGAAACATCATCCGGAGAAATTGCAACACAATTCTCACCAAAGATCATGTCTATCCAATTTAGAAATGTAGTCTTTCCAGTTCCTCGCTCCTCAGATACTAAAACAATTATAGGTAGAATCTGTTTTGGATTTTCAAAAAGCACCTTTAAATACTTTAACCCTATATCGTATTTATTACCAAAAATGTGAGATACCAAAGATAATGAAGTTGGAATATCGGTATCACGTACTATATCTGTGTACATTTCGTGCTGAAATTTTGAATATAAATTGTAAAAATTATTAATGATAGCGTTATAATCAACATTATTAGGCTCAATCGTAAAATCATCATACTTGTAAATTTTATTCAAAAAGTTAGCATCATAATCTTGTTTTATTTCCTCTTTACGCCAATGCTTTAATAAAACGGCTTTACCTCCGTACCTGGTCGGCTTCAATATTTTTTTATAATAATCAACACCTACCCGGATAAATGGTATTTCTATTTTCATTAATTCAAAAAGTACATAGTTCATAGCCACGCTGTAATTATTTTTAAAACGTACTTTGGTCAGTAGCATAAATTTTGTATACTTCGCGCCAGATGGTATATCAAAATGATCATCATCTTTAATCGTAACAAAAATATCCTTAACGCTAAAGATTACTTCCTGCTTCCTTTTGTATGTCCCTACTTCGGTATCCGAAATAAAATAATGATTTTTACTATTTTTAAATATCTCTTTAAAGTCACCATAGAAATTAAACCATTCAACTGGATTTAATGTCATGTCTTTAGCATTGTTTTTAAATTTATCCATATTATCGTTTTTGTATATCTAATGGTTTTGTTTGCCCTTTTACTATCATTTCTTTAGCAGTTTTTTTATAGACATCTGACATTTTTAACCCATTGGTTTGCCTAGATAGGTAGCCGTTTGATTCAATACAATTATTAATTAATTGTGTTGCGGTATTTTGATCAATGTATCCAGAGCCGACATAACCACCCAAAGCAAATGAAATTGCTCTAAGCTGCGGATGTCCATTTGATTGAATCTTATTTACTCCTGATTGAATAATTTTTTCAATAGTTGTAGGATCGTGAATAACAAAATACTGAGGTATTGGTGTCGGATCTAATGGTTTGTATTTTTTTGTAAATGTAGAATAATCAGTTCGTGATAATATCTCTGGATCGTATGACATAAACATAGGCAAAACACAGTTCTTTGGTGCTATATCAAAACCATTATAAATGCCTAATTCTTGCTCTATGGCATTAAAGTATAATTTAAAATCATCAACATTTTTAGCAATAGGTATTTTTATCAATGCTCTTACGCCTTTATGCGATGCGGAAAGCCAGGCACAAATTATAAATTTATATTCATTAAATAATGCAGTTTTAAACTCATTTGCATATTCCGGTTCCAATCCATCAAAATCGACTGTAAGCAATCCGGTAAAAGTATCAATATCTGCATAGCATCTTTTGGCTTTTACAATAACTGATGGCGTAAAAAAATACAATGACCTTTTTAAAATATCCTTTTCAGCTTTATTTTCATTTAATGAGGCTAAGTGAATTTTATCAAATATCTCTTTAAATTTTGGCTTTGGATTTTTCATTGAGTTAATCCAATAATCTAAGGCAACAAAACCCAGCGGTCTGATTGCCTTAATATTAGCTTCATAATATTGGAAAAGTAAATCTTTCATAATTTGTCATTATAAAAAGCATAATTTACCTCATGTATTTTTTCTTTAAGTCTTGTACTCCAAAGCGTTTTATTTCTGTACATAAAAGAAAAATAATCATTGCCGTTGTATCCTTTAAAACTTCTAATTTCACCAATGTTACAAATTTGACCAATCAATCCTGCTACATTTGAATGTTCATGATTACGATCATGTTGAGAATAGTAAATTTCTTTACCATTTAAATACTCCATTTTAGTTATATTAATAAATGAATTTGAAATTGCTGGAGTGATAAAAATTAAAACCTTTACTTTCCCAAATCGTGAATACCATTCACAAGATGAATAATTACTGGCTTGTTTTAAATATTTACCGAAATCATTACCTCTCATTCTTTTCTCTGATTTAACCTCTAATCCAAATAACTTTTTAGATTCTTTGCATTGCAAAATATAATCTATTCGGTATCTATTACAGACTGATTTAATCTCACGATCAATGTCAAAATACCTCTCAAGATATTTATCAATTTTTGCCCTGTAATGTTCCTCTGGTTTTAAATCTTCCATAAAATTTCATAAAAAAGAAGCCCCTGCAATCATTCGAGAGTCTCACGTCCAAAATCATGCAAGGGCTTTTAATTCCTTTTGGTTAACTATGTTTGAGACTCTAACCTTGTTGCAATTTACAAATTTATTTTTATTCCATCAAATACTCTTCAAATTTTACTTTAGCATCCGCCATGCCTTCTGCAAAAACAACATACCATCCGTTATGCCGTAAAAACTCATGTACCTCGTTCTGCTCTTGAACGTGCTTATCATTTGATAAACTTCCATCTTTTAAATACAGTCCTGAATTTTCCCGCTTTAACTCAATCATTAGACCGCAGTAATTACCACGCTTATGATAGATAGTAACATCCGGCCACCCTCTAAATGGATCTATTATTGACTTTATATTTTGCATCTGTGGCGATAGTTTCCCGGCAGACTGAATATCTGATCTAAAGCGCACCTGTGGGTATTGCATTTTAAGCCACTTACAGAACGCCAGTTGCTCTTGCCATTCAGTACGCTTTGCAGTAGGTGTTACTATTTTTGCAGTTTTACGGCTATGGTATTGTGACATGGGATCTATTTGATTCTGTCCTGTTTTCTCCATTGTTCTTTAAGTTCTATAACATACTGTTCTATTTCTGCCCTGCGCTCCGGAAATAGTTGCCAGAGAACGCGCTCCCTAGCAAGTCTATAATTCCGTAAAAAATCAGATTCCTTCCATTGCTTAGGTTTAGCTTTATAACTTATAACCTTACCCAGCTCTTGCGCGTTGCCTCTGCCATCAGTTTTAATGTGTTTTTTTGGCATAATAATTAAGGATTGCTTTTTTTACATCTCTTTGCCGATACTTAACAAGCGATCGACCTCTGATATAATCTAAAATAATTTTTTGGTGTAAGTGATTAAACATTGCTTTCTAACTTTATTACTATAGGATCATTTGGCTTTTTATAAAACCAATAGCTACTCATCCATTCGCATATAGTTGGCAAAGGTAGATTTAGCAATCTATGAGCCTCTGCTGGAGTTAAATTATCGCCAATACACCTTTCTAGTGTATTAGCGATTAACTCTTTATTAGCGACTTTAAGCCTATGTTTAAAGGCTCTTTTTCTTTCGTGTAGCATTAGAACCCCAAATCATCATGTTCAGGTTTGGCAGGTTCTGCTGGTGTTGGTTTAGCTCCATCCGGCAATTTTGCATTGCCAAAATATACCTTTTCGTCTGGTGCATCTTTTTTTGAGTTAAGCTGAAAAGACAGAATATTTCCGTATTGATCAGGTTCGTCATTCATCCATACCGCAATGTTTGCGTACAGTTTTGAGTTTTTTTCAGACTTATTAAAAGCTGAATGATTTTTTTTAAATGCTTCGCTTAAATCAGTCATACAGATAGATCCATGCATTGGTTTGTTAGCCATGTTATTTGGTTTTTAAAAGTGTATTAATATATTCCCGGCATTCAACTACCCGAGATTGTAGTTTTTCAATTACTTGCGGATCGTAATCAAACTCAAAGGTTTTAATTCGATCCGATTCTGGTATCTCAACAAAAGGCCCTGTAAATCCATTGCAAAATTCCTCAATGTACTCGCCAAATGCACTTTTAGTGTAAACCATATTACTAATAGTTTTAAATATATTTTTAGCCTCTGTAGTCCACTTTACCGCTTGCATGACTAAATCTATATCCGCATCTATTAGCGTATAACATAGCGAGGCTTTACGGCATCCAGTCAAGTGCATATATACTTGGAGTTGATTAAAGTAATCAGAGTTGGGTATTTCGCTTTCAAACATAGGAAAGGTATCTAATGACCAGGAGCATTTATTGTCATAAACTACTCCATTATGTATCAAATCGGGAGTACCGCAAAAATAGTCATCCTGAAAAAACTCCTCATTTTTATAGACCATTCCCAAGTCTAACTGCAAAGCCATGAGCGTAAATCCCTCCTCCTCTAATCGGTTACCTTTATCAATGTACTTTGATTTGATTTCAGTACGCCTTTTGTATAGCGTTTCTTTGAGCCATTGCTTACAGTAGGATTTACCTGTTTCGCCAAGTCCTTTTACTCCAGCGATTTTACCTGCAGATGATGCCCTTATTTTAAAGATTTCCATTTGGTGTCGAATTGATTTTGTAAGTTTTCGGTTAAATGAGTTTTAAGTGTTTGCAGAGTTTCCCGGTCATTTGCCTTTTCAATTAGCTTTTGCATCCGATCTTCCTCTTTGCTTTGAGCAACTAAATGCAACTTATCATCAGAGGTAAAAGCAATAGTATCCTTACGATTCAGGTCACTTCCAAAGGTAGTACCAAAGTGATCGCAAGCATCCTTTATGGCTACAGTTTTAGCTAATGGATAAGCCATTGATAAAGCTCCGTTATTAATATTAGCTAAATCCGCCGCTGACTTCCCGGAGGCAGTCTGCAATTGAGCAGC